CTTCTCAACCATTGAATTGGGTTCACTCGTTATTGACCCGATGGGCGTGAACGACAAAATCGCACGATTCCTCGTCGTATCAACAGGACACGACGGCGTGTGGCCAATCCGTTACGCAAACACCGACATCCGTGCAGTATGTCAGAACACTGTCATCATGGGACTCAAGGAAGCGGAACGCACATTCACCGCACGCCACACTCGCAATGTTGATACAGCATTAGAAGATGCGCAAACCGTACTTCGTATCTCCACCGAATGGGCAAAAGAGTTCAAGGCAACAGCGGAACGAATGCTCACCATTCCAGTTCCACAGTCATCTCAAGCGATTGACAAAGTACTCAACACTATCTTCCCGAAGAAAGCAGATGAGACAGACCGTCAGCGCAAGAACCGTGACGAGAACCTATCTCTAGTTCGTTCTCTCTATGCCAACGAACGCAACGCAGGTGGATTCGGATACAACGGTTGGTCAATCTACAACACAGTCGTGGAGTACCTTGACCACTGGCGTGACGATGACAAAATCGCAATGGCAACAGCATCAATGGATGACAATTCTTGGGTTACTCGCAAGAAGATGGATACGCAAAGAGCAGTCCTCTCACTCGTGTAACTCACAACAAGCGTCTAGTCCCCCCTACGACGAGCAAGGTGTCACTTCTAACGGAGTGGCACCTTTTGCTTTACCTCGTGTACCATTATGAAATGTCGGATAAGCCGTACGACCAAGATGACGATGGGGAACGAATGATTCCCATTGACCTTCCACCTCCGCAGTCGTTTCCCAACATTTTCCAAGTCATGAGTTACATGATTGAAGCGGACAGGAGAGATGCGTTGGTCAATGAAACTGTACGGGACTATCTAGACGAACTGATTGAAGACTTCGGCGACGAATGCGTTATCCCAATCATCTCGTACATCCAGCGTTACATGGGGTGGGACATGGAGATTCTCTTGGAACAATCCGATGTAGAAAACTTCTTGATGAAGAACCACAGTTTGTTTGATGAAGATATGTGGCTGAAAGTCCTAAATACAAAGGCAATCAACGAGTTCCACTCAGCAGTATTTCGCCTTAGTCAAACTTATCTAAGTGACGCTGTCGCAGAGGTGTTGATGAAGGAAGAACTTCGCACGGCTGGAGAGGATGCCCCTCCAGAATGATGTGCTCAACAAGGTCTGAGTCGTAAAGAGTCCCGCAAGAGTCGCAGCGAACTAGCAAATCACGCCTGTTGGTCATCTTCGTTGCCTTCGTACAAACGCAAAGTCACCTTGATGGAGCCGTCTTCCTCAACGGAATCAACCTCTAAGCCGAGGTTTTCCATCAGAATGTCAGCGAGTTCAGACATTTCTTCAGCGGTTTGGTCTATATCTTCGTCGGTTGCGTCATCTTCAACAGCCAAACTGACAAGAACATCAATGATTGTTTCGTAAATCTGGATTTTTGCTTCTGGGTTCGTAGTCATGCTTGCTTTTTCTATCACAGAATGGTAGGGTTACAGCGCACCTTCGGGACTTCCGAGGTCATATTTCCACTCAAGGAGAATCCTTATTATGGCAACAGCCCCTGTAACCCTGGTCGGTCGTTTGACCCAAGACCCCGAACTCAAGTTCCTCGGTAATGGAACACCCAAACTGAACTTCTCCATTGCGGTAAACCATTTTTGGAAAGACGCAAGTGGCGAATCACAGGAAAAGACACACTTCTTCAATGTTATTGCGTGGCGCAACCTCGCAGAAGATTCAGCAGCAATCTTGGAAAAAGGACTTCAAGTCATTGTCCAAGGGCGACTTGAGCAAGAATCTTGGGATGACAAAGACACTGGCAAGAAGCAGTCCCGTGTCGTTATTCTCGCAGACGAAATCGGCGCAACTGTACGTGGCATCTCATCTGTTTCCCGCAAAGCAGGAACTGGTGAAGGCGGCGCATCTTCTGGCGGGGCTCGCGCGGGCTCAGCAGTAGCGAAGGCTCAGGCAAAGGTCGCACCGAAGATTGTTGAAGACGACGAACCGTTCTGATTCGCATAACCGTGAAATCGCAACCGTGATTGCGAAACGGTAGAACTGAAAAAGCCCCACCCGTCGTAATGGCGAGTGGGGCTTTTGTTTTGGGGGAATGATTAGCGTGCTGGGAAGTCTCGGATTAGTACCGACTCTTTGTCCATTGTGTCTCTGCCGAGTACATGAACTTCCGTGCCGTTACTGTCCCAAGTCGCCCGCACATGGTGGTGACCACATACATGGAGGTCAGGTTTTACTTTGTCCTGAATCTCCAGTACGAGTTCACGCTGGTACACCGATACGGGAATGTCATCTTTGTAGGTGAGTTCCTTACCGAATGGTGCGTCATGCGTTATGAGTACATCTACCTTGTCGCTTGATAGCGAGTCAATATGGTACGGACTGATGAGTTCTTGTCGCCAGTAAGTTCTGCCGAGTTCTCTCTGCTTCCAGTCCACGCTGTACGCACCGCCGTAACCCATGAAGGTGTGCCCGTTGATGTCAAAACGACACCCACGAGGTATCCACTTCACCCACTCGTTAGGAGTAGGGATTGGACTGTGGCTTCCGTGAAGGTCACGAAGGTTGTCCAGTAGGTCATGGTTTTCGTGGTTGCCATCTATCCACATGAGTGGAATCTCATTCTTTTCTGCGAGAGTGGCGCATAGGGCGAGGAATCTTTTGCCGAAGGGCAAGTGAATCCAGTAGCCGAAGTCGCCACACGCAATGATGGTTTCCACATCGTTTTTAGTGGCGTGCTTGTATAGCCAACGAAGGTGCGATTCATTTCCGTGAATGTCGCCTGCGAACATGATTTTCATTTATTGTCACCTCCTCGGGTGGTCTAGTATTTCTATAAATCTAAGTATATCAGGGGGGTGTATGATTGTCAAGTTCTAGCATACCGAACACTTGTTCGCCTAAACTGACAGCCATGACCCCCATTTCATCACAAATCCCCGATGACATCGTAAGCCTTATCCGCAACATGAGCGACTCAAACCTCACAGACGCTGACCTGGAAAAGATTCTCCCCGACTTCCATGTGCGAGTAGCCGTCGTAGATGAAGGAAAAGGTATCCCCGTGAGTCCCGATACCCAAGAAAAGGCGCAAGCATGGATTCGCCAGCAACTCGGATTCCAACAACGCGCTTCGGAGGCATGGGCGCTTCTTCAACGCGAACAACCTCTCACCAAAGACGCAATAGCGAAAGGCGGGGAACTACCCGCATGGTTCGGTTCCGCATGGACAGCAGGAATAATGTTTGATTGGGCAGTCAATCTACATATTTCTGTAGCAGACGCAGAACAATATATTTCAGAACAAGGACTAAACCTTCAGAAAAGTTGAGGTTGCGGTTCGGGAACTTCAGCGATTCGCTTTTCCGCCAACTTCGCATATTCAGGACTCAACTCAAACCCGATGCCATCTCTGCCCAGTCGTTTCGCAACTGCGAGCGTTGTCCCAGAACCAGCGAACGGGTCAAGAACTACACACGGGGCTATTGGCGCATCGCATTCGCACGTGGGAGCCCAACCGACGGTGAACGTTGGAACTGTGTGTTTAAGAGTTGAGCCCTCCTCCAAACCAGTTCGTCGCATTCCCTGTTCGTTAATGTCGTATTGTCCAGCCCCATTAGCCGACCATGCTTGGAGAATAGGTTCACCCTTTTCCGTCAAACGAATATAAGGATTACCACACTTGGAACAGCAACCTTTTTCAGATGTGCCTGCGAGAATACATGGTTCAACGAGGTCGTAAGGGAAAGTTGCGAAGTGCGCCCCTTTGTACGGTTTCGTGTTGATTGTCCAGACGGACCTGCGATTCTTCATTGCGCCGACGGTGTAATCCTTGTTGGAAGAAGATGCTTCAGTTCCTCGCCGTGAGTCCCGTCGTGCCCCGCGATTGTCGCCCGCCCAGATGGCTGGTTCTTTGATTGCTTCTGCGTCGTAGAAGTACCTGGGTTTCTTCGCCAAGAGGAAAATGTATTCGTGTGATGTGGTACAACGGTCAGTCACACTTGATGGCATCGCATTCGGTTTGTTCCAAATGATGTCTTGTCGCAAATACCAGCCCGCATCTTGGAGTGCGAAAGCGACTCTCCACGGAATACCCATCAGGTCTTTAGGTTTTAGACCGTCGGGAGTGGACTTATGTAGTGTCCCAATGATTGTTCCAAGTGAAGTTGCCTGCTTGGAGTTCGGGTCTACATTCGCTGAGCCGTCTGCGTTGCGCCCTTTACCTGAGCCAGCGTAACTGTCTCCGAGATTCAGCCAGAGAGTCCCGTCGTCACGAAGTACGCGATGTATCTCTTTGAATACCTCCAGCATCGCTGCGACGAACTCCGCTGGTGATGGCTCTTGTCCGATTTGTCCTTCATGCCCGTAATCACGCAACCCAAAATATGGGGGTGATGTTACGACGCAATGTACTGATTTGTCAGCGAGATGTGAAAGCCCTGTTCGGCAGTCAGCAACAATGATGCTTGTTGTCAAGTTGGTCTATTTTCTGGTGAACCACTTCAGTGCTCGTGCGCGAAGTGAAGGATTGATGATGTCGTTTGCCTTCACTACAGTAGCGGATTTGTCAATGACTTGTTTGATTTCGTCAGGGATTTTTGCGGTGACTTCAATCTTGATTTCAGATTCGTTCGCCGACTTCGTCACGATGACAGACTTTGATGCGGGACGCTTATGCGGCGCAACTGTCTTCTTCGCAACTGCTTTCTTCACTGGTTCTTTTTTCGGTGCGGTCTTCTTCTTCGCCGCAGCCTTCTTGGTTGGTTTTTCTTTTGTCATAGTCGGAAACTTTAGTCTCATTTTTTGTGTTGATTATGTACATTTGGGTTCTTTTTTCTAAGATACCATTGAGTAATGG